GCTACCGTAGCGACTCTTGACGTAAAGATCGGCGCAGACATTAAGTCGTTCCAGCAGGGAATGGCTAAGATGGAGGGTCAACTCAAGCAGGTTGGTCAGAACCTCCGCAGCGTCGGGGCTACATTATCGAGGAGCGTAACACTTCCCATTCTCGGCATAGCGGGTGCCGCTGTTAAGGCTGCATCGGATGTCGAGGAGATGCGAGACAAGTTCAACGTTGTCTTTAAGACAGTTGGCGGCTCTGTATCTAAGGAGTTGGGCAACTTTGCTGAACAGGTCAACAGGTCTCGGTATGACCTAATGGGCTTTGCTGCAACCTTCGGCGACATCATTAAGCCGATGGGTTTCACGGAGGAGAGCGCAGCAAATATGTCGGTCACGCTAACCAAGTTGGCTGTTGACCTTTCGTCGTTCAACAATATGCCGATGGATGAGGCTGTCCGTCGCTTGCGTGGTACGCTGATCGGAGCGCATGAGAACGCCGCCGATTTTGGTGTAATCATCAACGAGAACACCCTGAAGCAGGAGTTAATGCGGATGGGTGCGGACAAACTGACAGGCGCGCAGAAGGAGCAGGCAAAGGTTCAGGCGCGGCTCAACCTTTTGTTGGCTGGCACTACTGATGCTCACGGAAACGCCGCAGACACCTCTGGCACTTTTGCTGGGCAGATGCGGGGATTGGCAGCCGCAACAAAAGACCTCGGTATTCAGGTTGGCGAGATGCTTTTGCCTTATGCAACCGAACTCGTAGGCATTATGCGCGGATTGGTTGAGAGGTTTGAAGCAATGTCGCCAGAAGCCAAGAAGGTGGCGCTTGCCCTTGTTGGTCTTGCTGCTGCCATCGGTCCTGCCTTGTTCATACTAGGCGGCATGGCGGCTGGCTTTTCGGCAATAATAGGAGCGATGGGCAGCCTTGCGGCTCTGGCGAACCCTGTTGTCTTGGCTTTTGCCGCTATCGCCGCCATCGGTATTGCCGTATACAGGAACTGGGACGCAGTTACATCAGCCTTTAAGGGTACGTATACAGCGATAACTGATCTTGTCACAAACCTTAAAGACAACTTCGTTTCGACGATGGCGGGCATCTTTAAGGCTGTCAGCCTTGCGATGCAAGGCGATTTTACCGAGGCTTGGGAGACACTCAAAACAACGGCTTCAACAGGAGCAACTGATGTTGTATCTGACCTAAGCACGTTTGCCACCGATGCAGGTGCCGCCGTTGCTCCCCTTGTCACAGCCTTAACAATCGATCCATTTCAGATTGATGATTTCTTCGAGGACGGGTTAGCAGCAGAAATAGCAAACTTTCTGACGGGTGCAAAAAACAATGCAAAGCAAAATCTCGATACTGGCGAGGATTCTGTAAGCAAGAGCGCCACCGCCGCGAAGGATGCGCTTGCAAAAATCAGGACCGAAGTAGGACACATTGAATCCCTTGCGCCCAGTTTTAAAACGCTCGATGATGCGTTATCTGGTTCTGAGGTTTCGGCGGAAGATGTAGATACCGCGCTTACGGATATATCTACTAAGGTGAGCAACATTGAGGCGCTTGCCCCGAGTTTTGCAACGTTGCGAAACTCTTTGGGTCAAGGCGAGATGCCTGCTACCAGTTCCCTCGTTTATTCTGCAATGAGGGCTGGTCTTGGGATCAAGGGGATTGGCGATGAGGTGGCTATACTTGAAAAAACAACACCGAACGTCAAAACGATAACCGATGCCCTCAATGCCCCAACCGGGTCTATTGCCTCACACGCTAACGATGCGAAAGGTGCAGTAAAAGAACTGTACGACCTGATACCCAGCGAGTTGTCGATGCCCGAAGGGTACGAGGACATTTTGGACATAATACCAGACGCTAATGAAACGCACAGGTGGAGCAAGTTCGTTACCGGTATGGGTACGTTTGAGGAGGGCATAAAAGAGGCTTCTGGGTTTTCTTTTCAATTTGCTGGTTACATTGGGGACATCGAAACGGCGTGGGGTAAACTTGTGCCAAAGAGTGCTCCAAAATGGATGCAAGACTTGAGCACCTATGCAACGGACGCAGCCCTCGTAGTTGCGGGTTTAGAATCGATGGTTACGTTGTTGCAACCAGCAACTTGGACACAGGCTATAGCAACGATCGGGAAATTGGCTGCTGGATTGGCTGGTATTGTTGCCGCTCTTGCACCTGCTATTGGTGCCGGTATTGCTATATACAGCATTTCCAGATTGTTTGGCATAGGCGATTCAGAGAAACCGTGGGAGCGCATGGGGATAACGCAGGAGGAATGGGAGCAGATGAACATTGGGTCTGGTGCCAATGCTGCGTTTATAAGCAATCTTATGGGTCCGGGTGCAGACTTGTCATGGCTAACAAATCCAAGCGGTGAAATTCCTGCATGGCTTCAAGGACTTCAGAACTATCAGTCTGGTAATTCTGGGAGCGGCACCTTTGGTGGTCTACCTCAATTCGGTAGTATGCTGTCTGGTCTTAATGGCTCCAACGTCTCCGGTGACATGGCAACGATGGGCAGTACCCAGACCATCAACATAAACCTTGACGGTCAGCAGATCGCCACGGCTACGGTGCCGTACATGGCTGGTGAGTTGGAGTTATACGGGACTAACTACTAATGGCGATTACGATCAAAGACAGCGCGAGCGCCGACGTTGACTTCGTGCGGCAGTCCTTCCAGTTGGAGGATGCGGTGACGCAGCGCGGTCTGCTTTCGTTTGACCACATCGGCAACACCAAGCCGCTGGAGTGGGGAGAGGAGGTCTACGTATACGACGGGGCGACGAAGATATGGGGCGGCACGGTCGAGGGATATGTCGAATCTGATATAACGGTCGGCGAGACCACGACCATTCGATTCACGTACCGATGCGTGGACTTCTCACAGTTCATGTCGCGCAGCCTGATCGTTAATACGTTTACCAACACCACGGCAGGAGCGATCGTGTCCACCTTCGCCTCTGCCCTCTACCCTGCCGACTTTGGTATCACGGCTGGTACCATCGAGGACGGCGCTAAGATTGAGTCCATAACGTTCAACTACCTGCCGATCGAGATATGCCTTGACGAACTCGCCGAGTTGTCGGGCTTCTACTGGAACGTGGACAAGGACAAGAAACTGAACTTCCAACCCGTTGATTCGGCAGCAGCACCCTTCTCATTGACAGCCACCAACAGACCATACCGCCAGATCCGCTTTCAGGAGAACCGGGGCAACTTCATCAATCAGGTTTTTGTACGTGCTGGATCGCGTGTCGATGAGGAGGACATCGTTGAGGTGCAGAAGGGAGATGGCGAGAAGCGAGCGTTCCTTGTCAGCGCACCCATCGGAGCGCCGCCTACGGTAGAGGTGGACACCGGGTCTGGATACAGCACGCAGACGGTAGGTGTCAACGGCATTGGTGCCGATAGTCAATGGTACTACAACACAGGTACGCCGGTCATCGTACAAGACCCTGACGAGACGGTATTGTCTGCCACCGACAAGATCAAGGTAACGTTCAAAGGTCGATACCCTATCATCGTATCGGCAACGGATGACGCATCCGTCGTGGAGCGCAACAGCGTAGAGGGGAATCTGGGCGTGTATCAGAAGGTAGTTGATGCGCTCGATGTAGAGAGCCAAGAGGAAGCGCAGCAACGAGCCGAGTCTGTACTGCGGCAGTATTCTCGCGCTCGCCTGACCTGTTCATACACCACCGATACGGGCGGTCTCGTTGCCGGTCAATCGCAACTGATCGACCTGCCCGAGCATGGCATCGACGCACGCTTCCTGATCGAGAAGGTATCTGCTTCGATGCTCGATGACGGTACGCTACGCTACAACGTGCAGGCGGCAGCCACGCAGACCGTCGCAGGCTGGTCATACTGGAAGCAAAAGACGAGACAAGACAGGAAGTTCGTCGTAAGAGAGAACGAGGTTCTGAACCAGTTGGAGCGGCTGGCAGATGACATGACGCTATCAGATGCAGAACCTACCTACAACACCTATTCGGGAGCGTATACAGTCAATGGACCAGACACCTACATCAACGGATTCCATGTCGGTTAGAGGATATGTGACCGTCGAGGTCATACACGATGATGGGCGGCGCGAGGTTGTCGAGCAGTCAAACGTCGTGACCAACGTTGGGCGCAACAAGTTTGCCAGCCTGCTGGCGCAGGACATAACGGCTTTCCCGTCGCACATTGGCATCGGCACAGGCACCACGGCGGCTAACGTTACCGACACGGCGCTTGTGACCGAGGTGGACCGTAACGCCTTAACGTCAGACAGCGCAAACGCCGGTGTTATTACATACAAGGCGTTCTTTAGCAAGAGCGAGGCAAACGGCAGCACCATTGCCGAGGTCGGTCTGTTCGATGCAGCCGCGTCGGGTAATATGTTTTGCAGGTCCATCCTTTCATCGACGGTTGCTAAGACATCGACTATCTCGCTCTCGATCACTTGGACCATCACCTTAGCGGACGCATAGCATGGCAACAACAGTATTCCCAGAGAGCGGCGACCAGATCACGGAGGCGGCTTGGACATCAGCCAACAAGACGCTATCAGTAGCCACCGAGTACCGTGTCATTGGCTATGCTTTGTCAGCAGGTACAGGTCTGAACGTCGATATATCTGCTGGCACCTGTTTCGTCAATGGCTTCGAGATCGTATCCGATGCCACGCAGTCCGAGTCCGTAACGGCGAGCCAGACCAACTACGTCTATCTGAACGACGATGGAACGATCACGGTCAACACAACAGGGACGCAGCCTGCGGAC